TATCTACACAGACAAGCAGAGTGGAAAGAATTTCAATCGGGAGCATTACTTAGAGTTAAAGGCCATTTTAGTTCCCGGAGATGAAATTCTGGTCGAAGAGTTAGACCGCTTTGGCCGAAACAAAGCTGAGATCAAGGCTGAGTTGGAGTGGTTCAAAGAGCATGGTGTTATCGTCCGGGTGTTTGATGTTCCTACCACGCTGATTGACTTCCATGGCCAGGGGTGGATTGGCGAGATGGTCAACAATATCCTGATTGAAGTCATGGGAGCCATGGCGGAGCAGGAACGGAAGAAAATCAGGAAGCGTCAGGCTGAGGGCATAGCTGCAATGCCGGTAGTGAATGGCCGTAAGGTGTCAGGTAAAACCGGCAGAGGGTTTGGCCGTCCTGCCTGTCCGGTAGACAATGAAGTGTTCCTGGCTCTTGTTCAGCAACAGAAAAAAGGGCTGATTACTGTGAATGACGCTTGCCGTCAACTCGGTATCAGCCGTCCCACATGGTATGATCGAGTGAGAAAGGTAGGTTGAATATGAAAAAGACATTGAGTTTCCTGTTGGCATTACTTATGGCCGTTTCCCTGTGTGCCTGTGGTGATACCTCTACTCCGGCCACGAATGATACTCCTGAGCCGGTAGAGTCTGAGGTTGAAGAACCGGTGGTTGAAGAGGAAACAGAATATACTTCTTATCAGGAAATTTTAGACGCTTATACCGTCAAACTTCAAGAGGCCACTCCCGGTTTGATTGAGGAATATAATGCGGAAGCTGCGGAGAATACCGGTGGCCTCGAAGGGCTTGCCACGATCTGTAATGAAAAGGTGTCCGCTCTTGCTGAGATTTCCATGAAGGGTACACAGGAGATGGCGAATATCTATCTGCATTCCGGTGATGGTACAAGCGAGGAATATCAAGAATGGGGTAGCAAACTGCAAGAGGTGTATTTGGCAGAGGCGGCTAAAATTCAGGAAGCCTATATGGAGTCTGCGAAGTAATTCATAGGAGGTATTTTATGTTGGAAGATAGATTGAACGAGTGGGTCAAAAAGGTCGTAGCTGCGAAGAACGATACGAGCCGGGGTTGCACCAATACTCGGCAGATGATACTTGATGTGGACAAGATCATAGCAGAGGAATTTGACCACACTCCCATGTTTTTTGAAAATATGTAAGGCTCTTTCAACAGGGAAGAGTAACAGCCACTACGGGCTATCGGAGAAATCCGGTAGCCCTTATTTTTTTTTGGGAGGTCATTATGGTAGTAAATATTTTGGGAACAGAGTACACAGTCAATCTTGTCACTGAACAGGCCGAGCCGAGGCTTGAAGGGTGTGACGGCTTTTGTGACGAAACTACGAAAGAAATCGTGGTGGAGAATTACAAGAGAGGCCAGCAGGGAGAAAAGGGCCGGTTGGAAATACAGGAGAAGAAAAATATCCGGCATGAGATTGTTCACGCATTTTTGTTCGAGAGTGGTTTGGCCGAGAACAGCGAGTGGGCGCAGAACGAGGAAATGGTAGACTGGTTCGCTTGTCAAGCCCCTAAGATTTATGCGGCCTTTCGAGCGGCAGGAGCGATTTGAGGTGATATTTTATGGATTATCGTAAGATCGCAGATGGCATTCAGAGATATATCGAAAATAAGCCGAATGACCATACAGCTTATCTTGACCTGTTATCTCTGTGCCGTCAGTGGGAGGAAGAGGATTTTCAGAGCGCACATGATCTGAATGGTGAGCTGCGGCGGCTCTGTGCCAGACAGTTACATCTTGTTTCCCCGAAAGAAGCGGACAAATTTTATGAGGCATGGCGGAAGAGTCTTCTCTTTGACGCTCCCTATAAATTTGACGCTTTCATGACCTACATTGAACTTGATCGGAAGCCAGAAAAGCGGTTTTACGCCCCCAGACGGCATTACCTGAAACCCATGGTGCAGGGCTTTCAAGATGTACTTGACGGAAAACTGCGTCTTTTGACAATATCCATGCCAAAAAGAGCCGGTAAATCACAAACAGGTATCAATTTTGTTAATATGCTTTCCGGGAAGTACCCTGACCGGTCAACTCTGATGGAAGGAACGGGAGATGACCTTGTAAAGAGCTTCTACAACGGGTGTCTGGAATACCTGACTACTCCCAATGAGTATCTGTTCTATGATGTGTTCCCGGAGTCCCGATTGGTGCAGACGGGCGCAGACACCAAGATTATCAATCTGAAATCCAAGTCCCGGTTCCCTACTATTATGTGCCGCTCTATTGACGCTCGACAGGTAGGTTTGTCCGAAGCCACCAATGTTCTCTATCTTGATGACTGTGTGGAAGGCCGTGAAGAGGCAAAGAACCGTCAGAGGCTCGATGATAAATGGGAAGTGATCTCCGGTGATATTATGGGCCGTGCTATTGAGGGTACACCTATGGTCTTTACTGGCACCCGGTACTCCATCTATGACCCCATTGGTCGCATTCAGGAACACGCTCAGAGAGAGGGGTGGTCGTGGAGGGCTATTGAAATCCCGGCTCTTGACCCGATCACTGACGAAAGCAATTATGAGTATGAGCGTGAGGGACAGAAGGTGTTCACCACGGCTTATTTCAGGGAGCAGAGGGAACTTCTGTCTGCGGAACAGTTTGAGAGTGAGTTCCAGCAACAGCCTTTTGAAGCCAAGGGGCTTCTGTTCAACAAAGACGAACTGAACTACTTCTTTGAGTTACCTCCTGATCGAGAGCCGGACACCATAATTGCCGTAGGCGATACTGCTGAGAGTGGTTCTGACTCTACCTCTATGCCGGTGGCGGTCATCTATGGTACAGAGGTCTACATTGTCGATGTGGTATTTGATGACGCTCCTGCTGAGGTTACAAAACCGGAGTGCGCTAAGTGTCTAATCTCGAACAAAGTCGCTTCGGCCACCTTCGAGGCGAACAACGCTGGTCAGTATTATGCCAGAGATGTAGCGGAAATCATTCGCCAGCATGGGTACTCGATTGGTATTCGGACAAAGAGGACGATTTCAAACAAGCAAACCCGAATTGAATTTGCGTCCGACAATATCAAGAAGAATTTTTACTTCAAACACCCTTCCACTTACAAGCGGGGTAGCCAGTATTGGAATTTCATGAAAGAGCTGACCACTTACACCAGAAGTGGTAAAGTTCCTCATGATGACGCACCGGACTCTCTTGCCCTTCTGGAAAATGAAATTCGTATGTTGACCGGGAGCAAAATCGAGGTATTCAAGCGGCCCTGCTAAAAGAAATTTTTGACTTTTAGGCTCTCCAATGGTATTCTGAAAGATTAGGCATTGACAAGCATTGGAGTATTCGGTATAATGAATAGTGATGAAGTAGGTAGAGGGGAGGTGTCTTTGCAGAATGAAGCCTCTGTGCGGTCGTAGAGTGATTTATACCGATGTAGAGGAAATCACGGATGGAAATGTTGTGAGTGTTCTGCAAAAGGCACTTGCCATTCATCTTCAAAACCGGGCCGAGATTGATTATCTCTATCGGTACTATAAGGGAGATCAGCCTATTCTGTACCGAAGGAAAGAGGTTCGACCTGAGATCAACAACACTGTGGTTGAAAACCGGGCTAATGAGATTGTTTCTTTCAAGGTCGGTTATCTGATGGGAGAGCCGGTTCAGTATGTCGCTCGTGGTGATGATAAAGCAGTCACCGACAGCGTGACAAGGCTGAATGATTATATGCTCTCTGAGGACAAAGCTGCCAAGGACAAAGAGTTGGCTGATTGGTCGCATATTGCCGGTACTTCGTACCGCATGGTTCTTCCTGATAGTGAGGCCAATGTGGAAGAGGACGAGTGCCCCGCTGAGATTTTCACTCTTGACCCTCGGTATTCCTTTGTGGTGTATAGCACTTCCCTTGGGACACCGGCCAAGATGGGCGTGAAGTATGTTCTGTTGGAAGACGGTACTCTTCTGTTCAGCTGCTACACGCATAATCACTTCTTCGAGATCACCAATACTTGGAATATTCTGCGAAGTGAAGAACAGATTTTGGGTATTCCCATTATCGAATATCCGGCGAATAATGCTCGCCTGGGTGCCTTTGAGATTGTCCTTCCCCTGTTGGACGCTATCAATACCGTAGAGTCTAACCGGCTGGATGGCGTGGAGCAGTTCATTCAGGCCCTCATGCTTTTCCACAATGTGGACATTACCTCTGAGGATTATAAAGAGCTGCGGGAAGAGGGAGCAATCAAATTCAAGGATATTGACCCTTCCCTAAAGGCGGAAATTCAGTATTTGACCGCTGAGTTAAATCAAAGCCAGACTCAAACACTGGTGGACGATATGTATGATACCGTCCTTACGATCTGCGGAATGCCGAACCGTAATGGTGGTTCTTCCACCAGTGATACCGGTTCCGCAGTCATCATGCGGGATGGTTGGTCTGCGGCAGAAGCCAGAGCCAAGGACAGTGAACTGATGTTCAAGAAGTCCGAGAAGGAGTTCTTAAAGCTCCTGCTTCGGATTTGTAGTGATCTTGGGGACTTAGAGTTGAAGTTGTCGGCGGTGGAAATTCGGTTTACCCGCCGCAATTATGAGAATATCACCGAAAAGGCAAATGTCCTGATCGCTATGTTGAATAACTCCAAGATTGCTCCGCAGCTGGCTTTTACTCATTGTGGTATGTTCACTGACCCGCAGATTGCTTACAACATGAGCATGGAGTACGCAAAGGAGCAGGAAAAGAAAGCCATGGAACTTGCCTCCAAGCAGAACCCGAATGGAGGGGATAGCGGAAATGAACCCGGAGGTCAAAAGTCCGGCTCTGGTGACACCGGAGGCAGTTCGGACGATGAATGAAATCCTTTCCCGTGGTAAGGGCGTTGAACTTGCCGTCAGAAACGGGAAAGTGGTTATTTGGGAAACAGCCAGTAAAAAGAAATATGAGGCCGTTATAGCGAGATAACGGTAACAGCCATTACGGGCTATTGGTGAGAGTGGAAACGCTCTTGCCGATAGCCCGTTTTGTTTTTGATTTTAATGCCGCAAGGCTTGAAATGGTCAGTGAAGACCTAAAAACGCAAAAGGGAGAAAACCCTACCAAAAACGGAAAATAGTGCTGAGGGAACAGCCTTGTTAAACGCAGGAGGTATTTGTTATGGCAAAGATTGACACCAGTAAGATCGAAGGATATGCGGATATGACCCCGGAACAGAAACTCGCCGCCTTGGAGGGGTATGAGTACGAGGATAATGCCGCAGAGCTGGAAAAGCAGAAGAACGCTCTTTCCAAGGCCAATTCTGAGGCCGCTGAGTGGAAGCGTAAGCACAATGCTCTTCTGTCCGAAGAGGAAAAGAAGAAGCAGGAGGACGCTGACAAGCTGGCTCAGATGGAACAGGAACTTGCCGATCTCCGTAAGGGCAAGACCGTTTCGGAGTATAAGGCCAAGTTCGTTGCTCAGGGCTACGATGAAGCCTTGGCTGAGGAAACCGCTCAGGCTCTTGCTAATGGTGACAGTGCTAAGGTCTTTGCCAATCAGAGCAAGTTCCTCGAAGAGTATGCGAAGAAGGTCAAAGCTGACGCTTTGAAGAAGACCCCCAAGC